ACCTACCTGGTCACCGAGTTCGGGCAGCCGTTTTCGCTGGCTGGGTTCGGCAATTGGTTCCGCGACCGCTGCAACGAGGCGGGGCTGCGTGATGTGTCCGCGCACGGGCTGCGTAAGGCGGCCGCTCGGCGTCTGGCCGAGAGCGGATGCTCGGCGCATGAGATCATGGCAATCACTGGCCACCGGAGCCTTGCAGAGGTCGAGCGATACACGCGGGCGGCCAGCCAAGAGCGCCTGGCGAAACAAGCTGCAACCGGGCTGAAACGTGAACCCGGCGTTGGCTAACATTTGAGCCTGTTAGCCAATTTTTCACCTAAGCTATTGATTCCCCAAAATAAATTTTTGGGATGGTGAGCCCAGTTGGAGCCGGGAAACCCTGTAGAATCAACGCCTTGCGTTGGCTAACGCCGAATCCGACCCCATTGATTTTATTGGCAAATTTAGGATTTGGCTAACGCACTGAACCCTAGACTCGTGGCGCTTCAAACGAAGCGGCCCCGCCCCGGACGGCAATCCGGAAGCGAGGCCTAACCCAAACACATGAGGATAGTCATGCGTCGAGCTGTGCGCTCCATAGCAATTTCAATTTACATAGTCACGGTGCTGTTGCTGGACTTGGCAATGGCGCTGATCGTGCTGGCCGGGGTCGCGATTGCGGTTGGCACGCCATGAGCCGGGTCGCCCTGAAAAGGCCAAAGCACGGCTGGGCTCGCACCCGCCAGGAGCAATTTGATGACGCCCTGAATAGCGGGATCGTCTGGTGCATCGGGCTCTGCTTTTTCGCAACCGTGTCGATCAGCATGATCGGGGCCACGATCACGACAATCGAGCACGCGCTGGCCTGGTTCGCCTAGTTGCCGGGGGCGGGCCAGCCGCACTGCGTCCGCCCCCATGCCTGCAGCCTCGCATAGCGGCTGCGCTGGATCTCGTAGAGCTGGATATGGTTCAGCCAGGTGGCAATCGCCTCGCCCTGCGTCAGCGGCCCCGGCCGGATTGCCGGCAGCCTCTCAGGAGTCACCAGAAGCTCGCCGGCAGGCACTGGGCACTGGGTAGGCGCAGGCTCAGGAGTGTGGGCACAGCCCGCCAGCAGGGCTGCTGTGAGCCCCAGCACGGCCGCCCTACTTCTCATGGCCCATCGCCCGGTTGAGGGTTGAGGCTACCTCCGGCGGGAAATCGCATTCGGGCCTCGGCTTGAGGTCAAGGCCCTCCTGCAGGTCGCGGATCCGGGCCTCGAGTTCCGCCTCCCGCTGGTCGCCATCCGCGGCATCGGTTGCCCGAGCCCGATCGGCCGCACGCCTGGCGTCGACCTCGGCCTTGAGCGCAGCTGCCATGCTGGCATTGAGCGCCTCCAGCCGATCGGCCTCGAGCGCCCGGCCCCGCCAGCTCGCCACCTGCCAGCCGGCCATCAACAAGATGACGGCGGCTGTGATGCCGCCGCCAAGTTTCAGCCAGCCCATCGGGTTCGTGGGCACGTCTAACCCGGCGGGCTGCTGGTTGCCGGAGGAGTGGCCGGCAATATCGTCTGGCGCACGGCTCTCTTAACCCGTGCAGCTGGCGCTGCAGCTGGTGCAGTCGCCGGCAAGTGTGTCTCGACCCAGTCAATGACGCCGTTGTCGTCGGCATCGATCCACCGGACGACCTCGGGATACTGGCTCGTCAAAAACCGCATCGCGTATTGCAGCACCTGGCTCTTGACCTGCACATTGCGCAGCTCATCCACCGACGTGCCGGTACGCTGCAGTGCATAGGACAGCGCCTTGTCAACGGCGAGCCTGGCGTAATCTTCCATCTGCAGGTCACGGGCCACGCCGTCGAGCGCAATGCGTCCGTGCGTCCAGCGCGAAATCTGAGCCGACAACCACCCGGCCGCCGCCGTGACGATCGCCAGCAATGCGGCGATCAGCGTGTCGCGCAGGATTGTCAGATACGGGGTAACGTCAGCACCGTCAGCAACCGATGCCGCAGGTGTCGGTGCCGCCAGAAATTGCTGCTCGGTCAGCGGCAATTCCTGGCCAAACGCCCAGCTCGGCCACGCCGCAAGCACCAAGGCAATGAATGTCAGCAGTCTGATTCGTGACATGTGCACCTCATCATTGGTGCACGGAGCCAGCGATAACGGCCGCGGATAAAGAGGGGGGATGCGTGACCCGTGTCGGCAACGGCCCCGTGCCGAGACACACTGGAGCCAGCCTGACTCGCGCGCGACAAACCCTCAGTTGCCGAACAGCTCCTGCAAAACCCTGAAATCAAGGGCCTTGTTCATGAGCAGCAGCACGATGATGATGAGCAGCAACCGCTGCGTGCCGTGCAGATTGGCCTGCGCTTCCGTTATCGCGTGCATTAGCAACGCATATCGTTTGGTGCATTGCCGCACGTGCAATGCCAGATCCTTCGCCTCTTTCTCGTCGGGCGTCGCCATGGGGTCGGAGGCCGGATCATAATGCGGCGCCTTGCCAAACAGGGCGTCAAACAAGCTCACGATCAATCCTCCCGAATACTGATTGCGTTACTGATGACTGGCAGCGGCCCAACCCATTCGGGGATCAGTGCCTCGCCGGCCGGCCAGCGATAGCCAAGCACGCGGTCGAGCGAAAAGCTCGCAATCGACACCGCGTCCGACTGGTTGCCGCCGATGATTTGCACCAGCCGGCGCGCCCGATCCGTGCCCAGGTAAAACCCGACATGCCCCTGCCATGCATGCGGCGGGCGCGACAGAACGACCACGCACCCAAGAGCCGGCGAGTTCAGCCGGCGGCCCCATGTCTCATAGCTGCGCGCATTGGCCTTGCCCGATCCAGTCTGCCGGCCACGCGCCAGCATCGCGCCAACAAAGGCCGCACACCACGGCACCTCGTCCTGCCCGTCCGCGACATTTGCGAGGCCGGCATCCGACCAGTAGCGAATGATCCGCGGGTTGTCGGGCGTGCCGGCAAACTCCTGCACCCCCAGTTCGCCCCGCGCATTGCTCAGCCACAACGGATCCATATCAACCCCACATCAGGACGACATAGCCGCCCTGCGCCATCGTCACGCCGAGGCCGCCACCACCGCCCGGCTCGATGCCCTCCTGCCCGTCGCCACCCGGCAGGCCTGCAGCTCCTGGCTGACCGTCGCCCGGATTAGCAGCCTCGCCCGAGAACCCGTCGGCATTGATCGTGCCGCCCGATGCCGTGCCCCCCGTTCCGCCGATCGCCTTCTTGCCGCCACCGCCCGTCAACGTAATCGATGCCCCGTTGAGGGTGCCGCTCACACTGGACGCCTGCCCGTCTGCTGACGAAACAGCCGACCCTGCCGTGACAGTGATCGATGTTCCCCACTCCGCTGGCAGAACGGCAACGTCGTGATAAACGAACCCGCCACCCCCACCGCCGTCGTCCCAGTCAAGCGCCGTCGGCGCGTGGTAATACTGCCGCCCTGCCCCGCCCGCGCCCTGCACCCAAACCATGAGCCGAGAAACGTCGGCCGGCACCGTAACACTGCCAGAAAACCCTGCCTCGTACAGCACGCGCGGCGGTATGTAGTTGACCACCGTGCTCATGACCTGTAGCCCACAAGGGTGCACTTCCACGCCGTGGCATTTGTCGTCGCCGTCGTTGCCGCTGAGGCCGAACAAAAAATGCCGATCAGTGATCCGCTTGCTATAACCACCGCACCCGGCGTCGCCGTTTGCAGGATCGTGCCGCTGGCAGATGTAAATCCGCTTGTCACCAGAGACGTGCCACCCGTCACGCCACCGCCATTGCTGGTCGCGGCCGAGCAGCCGTAACGCACATCCATCGTCAGCGTTACGCCCGATGCGTTGCGTCCGAGTGTGCTTTGAATCTGCGTCACAGTGAAAGCATACGGCAGGTGCATGGACGCCTTGGCCGCCAGCGTGGTGCCAAGAACGAGAAAACTCAGCTCAGGACTGATTGCCAGCGTGATAAATTCCAACGGCCGCACGTCACGCATCAGCACGCGCCGTGCCGAGGTTGTCGAGTTGTCAAATGTCAGGATCGAGTCAGCGTTCGCGTCCGGGGCCGTGTCCTGCGTCAGGTTTGCGAGACCTCGCAGGAGCTGCTCCGTCGTGACATAAGCCGCCTTGCTTCCAGTTGCCGCTGATGTGTCCCACAACGGCAGGCGATCATCTGTGGCCGGTGCCGCACCAAGCGCCGCGCCGCCGCCAAACAGGTTTTCGGTCGTCAGCTGCCGATGCGCGGTGCCGTCGTGCAACAGCAGCGCATGGGCGCCCGTGTGCGTCGTGTTGGCCGTCAGCGATGGCACGTCGATCGCCGCCGTGATGTTTCCGCCAGCACCGGCATCCGTCAGGGCAATGCCTGCCCCAGCCGTGAGGTATCGCTCGCCCGTCAGGTCGGCGTCGGCGGTGCCGCCAACGAGGACGTAACGGGATGCGGCAGGGGCGCCCCCGCCCCCACCGCCGCCCGCGCCCCACGCAAGCCCGTTTGGCGCCGCCGAGCTTGCCGTCAGAACCTGTCCGTCAGTACCAACCGACAGCGAGGCCCAGGTGGCCGTCGCCGTGCCGACAAGCAGCATGCCCTTGGCCGGCGTGATCGCCGCCGCATCCGTCAGCCTGGCACTGTAGGCCTGCACGTCGGTGCCGATTGCAACCCCGAGATTGGTGCGTGCGGCCGCATTGGTGGCTGATCCCAGGAGCGTGAATATGTTGGCGCTCGAGGTGAGCGCTTCAGGCGCCCCGGCCAAGGCCGTCGAGCGTGCCAGGATCTGATACTGGTTGACGTTCGCCAGCTTCGCTAGCGTGACAGCACCGTCGGCGATACCGGCCGTCGCAATCGTACCGAACCCGATCGTCGACCCGCTCTCGCGCAGCACGGCACCGCTCGCCGCAGTCGCCGCGATGTCAGCCACGTTGCCGGTGGAATTGGCCGAGCGGCCGATCAGGCTCAAAGCGCCAGCCTGGCGCAATTGCGTGTTGCCGACACTGTTGGCGACAATGTTGCCCGTCACCTGACCGGCCGTTGCCCAGTCCCAGGATACGGTCGCGCTGTCTGCCACGACACGCTCGGCGGAAAGGCCGGCATCAGCCGTACGCACAAGGTAATCAACTGTCGATGGCGCGCCGCCTCCCGAAGCCGTGGCCCAGCGCACGCCGGCGCCCGACGCGCTGTCGGCCTGCAAGAATTGGCCATCGGTGCCGACGCCCACCGTCGTCCAGGCGGTGCCGTTGGCCGCGATGATGTTGCCCTTGGTGCGGGTCGTGCCGGCCAGATCCGAGAGCTGACTGGCGAAGGCCTGCACGTTTGTCCCAATGGTCAGCCCCAGTGTCGTGCGTGCCGCCGTGGCATCTGCGTCGTCGATCAGCGAGCGGCCGAAAGACGTGCACGTGATCTCTTCGACATCGCCCGCGCCGGCCGTGGCACGGCCCAGCAACAGATCGGTTGCAGAGACGTTCTGCAGCTTGGCGTAGGTCACGGCATCATCGGCGATGCCGGCAGTCGCGATCGTGCCGAACCCGATGGTCGATCCACTCTCTCGCAGGACGGCGCCGCTGGCTGCGGTCGCAGCAATATCGGCGAGGTTGCCCGTCGAGTTGGCCGAGCGCCCCACCAGCGACAGTGCTCCGCCCTGCCTGAGCTGAGTGTTGCCGACGCTGTTGGTGACGATGTTGGCGCGTGCCTGCCCGGCGGTTGCCCAGTCAAACGAGATCGTCACCGTGTCAGTGACCACACGCTCGGCACTGAGCGAACCGTTTGCCGTGCGCACCAGGTAGTCGCCATCACTCGGTGCACCGCCACCGCCGCCGCCGGCCACAACCGCCCAGACGCCGTCGCCCCTGAGATATTTTCCCTCATCGCCTGCAACCGGCTGCGGCACGATCCCGCGCGAGCCTGATGATCCAGCCGTCGCGCCGCCGAAGGACGGCAGGATCGCGTTGACCTGCGTGCCGTTCAGGTCAGCCGGCGCGCCGGTGCCGGATCCGCTCTCGCGGCCCTTGATCGTCGCCTGCGCCATCGAGGCCAGCAGCGTGTTCGAGACGCTGCCAGGCGTCAGGCTCGCGCCCTCGAGCTGGGACAGCGTCGCCGTCGAGACTGTCGGCTGACCGCTGGCATCGAACGCCAGCACCTTGTTGGCGCGCGTGATGGAGGACGGCAGATCGTTGACGGCCGGATCAGAGCGCCGCGCTCGCAGCACCCGGTCAAGCGCATCTGCCGTGTACTGCGTGCCAATCGCCAGCGTGTCGAGGCCGCCCTCGAGGGTTGCCGGAACGATTGTCGAGCCACTGGTGTAGTCGGCCGTCTGCAGCGTCGGTGTATTGCGGATGATGTGGATCTGTTGCGTAGCCGGCGGCGCCGCGGCAAACGTGATTGTCGCGCTCGAGAAGCCGCCGGTTCCGTCGTCTGTGACGGCGGTAATCGCATAATCTGCCGGCGCAGCCTGAACGCTCTCGGCCCCTGTGGCAATCGTTCGCAAGATCACAACGAGATCGCTTGACGAGCGGAATGGATACGGGAACGCAAACGCGGTTGTTATTGCGTTGCCCGTGTAGCTGATCCGGTTCTGCATCGTCGCGACTGTCATGTCTAAGCCTCCGGCTCGACCGCCTCGGGCGGCACAAGTCGCTTCAGTGTGTTCACTTTGTCTTCGAGCACCTTGATGCGGCGCTCGGCTGCCGCGAGCTGCGCGCCAGCAATAGCCGCCTGGTTCAACGCGACATTGCGCTGCTCGGAGATCGCATTGAGGAGATCGGCTTGATCCATCAGACGGGCTCCACCTCATGGAACGCCACGACGACCTTCACGCCGTCCACGTCGAGCCAGACTTGTGACGAGCCGTGGACGGGGTTCAAGTCGATGACGGTGGCGATCTGGCCAAAGAATGGGCCGTCTTCGGTGATGCGGACTTCTGTCATGTTACCCCGTTATGGCGCTGAAGACAGGAACATAATAGGCGGTCGTGCCGATATAAATTTTGATGAAGCCGCTGCTGTCGCGCGACGTTGCGCCCTTGAACTTGATCGTGCCCGTGCCTGTCGAATTGGCGGTGACGTCGCTGGTGCCCGTCAGGGTGTTATGGCTGGCTTGCCCGCCTGCGTCGCCCGAGATGCGCAGTTCAACGCTTGTCTTGAGGTGGGTGCTGATGGAGCGCAAGGTTTCGACGTTGGCCGATGCCAGGGCAATTTCGTTGGTGCCGACGTTGCCGATGCCCGTGTTGTTGTTGCCAAGCGCCACGAACGAGGTGAACCCCGTCGCACCCGGTGCGTCGTTGGCGCTGCCGATGGCGATGTTGCCCGTATCCATGACGCGCATGCGGCGCGTGCCGCCCGTGGTGAACGCGATGTTGTCGGCGGCGGGGTAGAAGACACCGGTATTGGTGTCGCCCTTTGTTGTCAGTGTGGGCGCGGTGGCGCTGCCTGCGTTGGTTTCTACGATCGGCAATTGCGTGTTGATCGTGTTCGGCAGGCTGGCGACAATCGAAAGGCTGTTGGCGTTTGACGTAATGTCTAGCGCCGACACCCCGTTTCCAGTCAAATCGGCACCCGCTATGGCAACGTTCGCGCCGTCTGCGATGCGCACGCCGTAGCTTTGAGCGGTGCCGGAAGTGTTGCCACAGCGCACCCCCGTGATCGACGCGCGACCCGCGACGATGTATATGCCGTTTCGACGGCCTGCGGATGCCGCCTGCCCGTTGTTATCGCAGCGGCACCCGGACACAACGCTTGACGTCGCCGACAGCGCAATCCCATCTAGTGAATTTTCGTAAGCGTGCACGTTGTTGACGATGACGCCAGTGTTGTTCGTTGTAACCTCAAGCCCCGAACCTGTGCCAGATGCCGCCGTCGTCAGTGTGGGCCCTGTCGCATCCCGTCCGGTGCGCTCCAGAAAACAGTTTTGAATGAGGTGTTGATCGCCATAGGTATCAACGTAAATCGCGCTATTTGCGTCCGATCCGTAAAAACCGCCCAGAACGCGCGCATCATAGATCGGAACTCCAACGCTGCCCAAAAAGCCCACACCGACGCCAGAGTTGGCGAAGGTCGCGCACATTTTCAGCGGCCCGACGATCATGCCGGAAGGGCCTGACTGCGACTGGTAGAAAAAGCCGCGTGCGCCATTCATCTGGGCGAGGGTGTTGGTGATGTTCCACTGGCACGCGGTTGACGTTGCCGCAGCAGTATTCTTGTTGCGGACATAGATCCCGTTGTTGATGTTTTGCTGCGCAATACAGTCCAGCACCTCACTCCAATCGGTGGAACTGAGGGCAAAACCGTCCCATTGCTTTTCGACCAGCAGGAATTGAAACCGCGTTTGCCCAACAACCTTGTTGGTGAGATCAATACCGTTAGCGCCGCTTGTGGCTGTAACGCTGCGCGTGAGCCTGAAAGACTCGAGCACGGTGTTGTTCAAGAACTCCGTTATTGTGAACATCGGCAGCGTCGTGCTGTTCGACTTCACGATGGCGGCATTGAACCCGTCGCCGTACCACCGCTGGCCGTCAAGTGTGACTGTGATGGTGCCGCTGATAAGGTATGTGCCAGGCGGGATGTAAACACTTTTCGACCACGCTGCCGCGCCTTGAAAGGCTGACAGCGTCGTTGCCGCGTTTGTATCGTTGTTGTACGCGCCAAACTGCAAAACGCTGGCATCGTTTGATGCTAGTTCCCAAATAACTGCGCCGCTGTTGGAGGTGATGCGCGGCGTGCCCGCGCCTGTCGCACCCGACGCCACACGCTTGTAAAGCGCCCCGCCACCGTCCCCGTTGGCGTAATAGCCAGCCGTGCGGCAATGGTTGACGGTGCTGTCGATGGTGGCCGCATTGACGGCGGCGACGGTATCAAACGCCCCCAGCGTCTGCTGCTGGGCCAGCGTCGTCGCGTCGTCAACGAGCGCGCGACCTGCCGCCGTGAACGTCGCCAGTGCCGCCGTGCCGGAACCCGTGAAATAGGGCAGCCTGTCGGCGGCGCTTGTCAGCCCGGCAATGGCCGTTAGTTCAGCGTCATTGACGGCGATGGTCGGGTTGCCCGCGACACCGTCGCCATTAGTGACGCCAATGGCCGTGCCGCCCGTGATGGTGCGCCCAGCAAAGGTGTCCGCCGCCGTCTGTGTCAGAAGGCCGTTCGTTGAATACGCAGCAAGCGCCGTCAGGGTGGCATCGGCTGCTTGAAGGCCGGTTGCCGCAATCGTCGGGTTGCCCGCCGCCCCGTCGCCGTTTGTGATGCTGATGTTGCTGCCAGCCGTCAGCGCCCGCACCGCTGCCGTGCCTGCGCCTGTCCGGGCAATCATGCCGTTCGCAGACAGTGCCGCAAGCGCGGCCAGATCGGCATCATAGGCTTGCACGTCGGTGCCAATGACAAGGCCAAGGGTCGCCCGCTGATCCGTTGTACTGGCATCGCCAATGAGGTTTCGGCCGGCCGCCGTGCACGCAATCGTTTCAACGTCACCCGTTCCGGCAGTTGAACGCCCGAGCAGCGTGTTCGTGGCGACGTGAGCCAACTTGCCAATCGTCACCGCCTGGTGGGCGATCTTGGCCGTTGTTACCGCGAGGCCGTCAATCTTGCTTGTAGTTACGGCATTGTCGGCAAGGGCTGTCGATGTCACCGCGCCGGCGTCAATTGTCCACGTGGCGCCGCCACCACTGACTGTGATGTCGCCCTTGTCGCCGTCCGCCACGCCGCCGCCCGCAGCCACGGACAGCTCGTAGGCCGTACCGCTGGCGTTGACGGTAAGAGCCTTCGCCGCATCTGCCGCCCTCGGCTCGGGCAGGATAAGGCTCCGGTTCGCCGCCGTCCGCGGCTGCAGGAGCGTGCGCTCGAACCGGCTGTCGAGCTCCTGGACGATCTGGGTGAGCTTGTCGAGCGATCCCTCGATCGAGGACGGGGGGATGCCGTCGCCGGCCACGTAATCCGTCGCCTGCGTGCGCGTGACAACCCTGTCGATATGCACCTGCTGGGCCGCGGTCGGGGCGACGGTGAACGTCACGGTGCCGGAAGCAAAGCCGCCCGCATCGCTCGTCGGCGTGCCTGACACGGTGTAGTTGACGCCCTCGACCTGCAGGCTCTCGGCCCCGGTCGCGATGGTGCGCAGGGTGACCATTAGGTCAGAGCTGGCGCGGTAGGGGTTTGGGAACGGGAACGCTGTCGTCGTACCGTTGCCGATATAGCTTTCGCGGTTCGTCGTTGACGCAACAGTCACGGTGGGGGCCCCGGCGTTATAACGCTCTGGGGCTACCGCACTGGTGACTCGCGCTTAATTCACGACCTCGCTGGGCGGCAGGATGAACTCCTGCCCCTGTTCCTTCTTCAGGCGCTGCTCCATCCGCCGCAACGACCCCGGATTAAGCGCCTCCTGAATGTGGTACAGGATCAGGTAATCGACGGCCGCGCGCGTGTAGAACAAATTGATGAACGGCGTGTTCCCCTTCACGAAATTGAAGGCCTCGACATCCGGCGCATCATCTGACTGCCCGGTCGCATAGTCGCGCGTCTTGCTCCACAGGTCGCCCGCAGCCGAGACGTCTCCAAAAAGCGGGCCCATGGCGGTATCGAAAAAGCCACCGCCAAAACGATTGGTGCGCGCCAGCAGGAAGTCGGCATAAATGCCGAACCCGCCACCCTGCAGCATCGCCGCCTGCATGGTGTCGAGCCGCATCGGATCGCGCGGCTCGCGCCCCTTGGCTATGTCCTTGGCCGCCATCGACAAGTAACCCAGCCCCGTCAGGGTCACGATCAGCTGGCCCATCTGTGCCGCCTCAGAGGCCGGCATCTTGAACACGCTGCCCGGTATCGACCAAAAGCGATCCTCTTGCGTGTAGCGCCCGATCACCTTCTGCACAAACGAGATGCCGTAGCTCTTGAACTGCATGATGAAACGGATCGCCTCACCCATGCCCGTGCCGGCCTGAGCAGCCTGCGTGACGTAGAGCTTTTCACGGCTGCCGCCCTGCAACACAGCCACCGCCGATCGGTCGGAAAAATAGGCGCGGATCTTGGCTTCGACCGCGCGCGCCTGGCGCTCGTCAATCCCGCCCTCCCGCAGCTTCTCCGGGCTCACATAGACCCGCCCCTCGAACTCTTCCATCGCATTGAACCGGATCAGATCCCAGTCGCTGGATGTCACGTTGTACAGCTCGAGCACCTGGCGCAACCGGGGCGGTAGGCGATCGAACCCATCGGCCCGCAGCCGACCGAGCGTCGCGGACATGATCTCGCTTACCGCTCGCTCGCCGGCCGTCGTCCACTGGCTAAGCAGGTTCAGCTTGAAGAATGCCGTGTTGAGCTTGTTGATCGTGCTGCCTGCATTGTCGGCCACCGTCACCCGGCTCGCCACGTCACGCAGGATCGAGTCAATGCCGACACCCACAAGATCCGCCGCCTCGCGCTGCGCCCGGCTGCCGGCAACCTGAGCCAGCATGCCGCCCAGCTGCTCACCCAAGGCACCCAGGAAGTTGCGCCCCTGAAACTGCAGCTCGCTGGCCGCCGTTGCAACGTCTGGAAACGAAGCCAGCACCGCGCCGCCGAGGCTCGACTGCACCTGGAGCGCCCTTGCCGCCGCCGAGCGCTGGGCAATCGTGACGTTCGATGGGATGTCTATGCTGCCGTCGACCACCGACATCAGCCGCTCGGGAAAGCTTGACATCAGCCGCGTGCGAACATTGTCGGGGGCGTTGCGGGATCGCTCCCTCAGATCCGACAGAACCCGCTCGAACATGGCGCCCGGATTCGTGCCAAGCCGCTCGAGCAATGCCGTCGTGTTGGCCGCCCGCCGCAGGCCTGATGCCACCGCCTCCATCAGGCTGCCGGTGCCATAGGCGTCGTTGTACTTGACGAAAGCATCCGAGTCCTTGAAGTGCAGCACGCGCGCCGCGCTTGCTTTCTTCGCAAGGTTGGCCGGGCCCTTGAACCCTATCAGCGGCGCCTCGTTGTCGGCCTTCAGGAAATTGCCCGTGCGCAGCTCGTCGTAGATGAACCCAAGGAACTCATCGATCGAACGCGTGTCGACCGCCTCGTCGCCCGTCAATTGCACGTCACCAAACATCCGCTCGGACAACAGGGGCTTGACGTCCTGAATCCACTTTTCCTTGCCCGCCCGATCAATCCGAAACATGTCGTGGCTTTGGCTCACAATGTAGCCATCGATCCGGCGGATAAAGGCCCCGTGCGCGTTCTGATCCTGCCGCGCAAGCTCCTGGTATTTGTTTATGATCGTCGCAATCTCGCGCGCTTCCTTCGACCCGCTCGACCCCGGCGTGCCACCCTCGCGCAACTCCCACAGCTCGCGCGCAATCTTGTCGTCGAGCAGGCCCTTGCCAAAACCCATGAACCGCGCCTGCACGTATTGCAGCAGGTTTGCCTTTCTCAGATCATGCACCAGCCCGCCGAAATACTTGCTCTCATAGCTGCGGGTCAGCGCATCGACCGAAAGCCTCGCACCCTCGACGCGCCTGTTGGATCCAGCCAGCATGGCCTCGATGCCGGCTGCATCGTCGCCAAAATTGCCGATGTCATCCATGAGCTGGCGGTAAACCACCTGGTTCAGCTTGGCATTGCGCCGCTCGATCTTGGCCGCCAACTCCAGATCCTCGGCCACCGCATCTGCGTCCTTTTGCGTCGCGCGGGCCTCGTCGGTGCCCCGACCCCGCGCCTGCCGCCGGCGCCTCTTGGCCTCCAGGTCAGCCAACACCTCGTCAATCTCGTCATCGGTGCGGCTGCCTGCATCCTCAAGCACACCGCGCACGCATTCTCGCCGTCCCATTGCCTTACTCCATCATGCAGACGGCAGCAGCCCGGTACATGGCGGCCTTGCCCTCAAGCTCCTGCGCCTTCAATTCACCAGGCTTCAACGCAGCCTCATCCGCGGCGTCCCACATGCCGCGCGCCTTCAGGCCATCGATCTGCGCATCGATGAACCCGACATCATCGGCTACCTGCGCAAGGTCGGCCTCGCCCCGGCTCACGGCCGCATCGGCGATCCGGCTGAACTCGGCCTGCTCCAATTCCCAATTGTCGATCCCCTCGACGCGCTCGAAACGTGCAAGCATTTCGTCGGTCACGGGCTGCGCCAACGGATCTTCCTCGCCCGGCTCACGCCAGATGATCTCGTCCGGCTCAAAGTCAGGATCGTCAAAGCGGTTGCGCTGCAAGCTTGCTCGGTACTCGGCCACCTTGATCGCAGCCGCAGCGACCGTGTCATCCTTCGTCACGCCGGCAAGATTCAGCTCCTCGCGCGCGTGGCCCTTCATGCGAAGGCCGGGCGTCTCGCCATACGGCATCACCCGCTCGCCGCGTGCCGCCCGATCGATCATGTCGTAGAAATCAGTCAGCTCTGTCTCGCCGGCATCACGCGACTTGAACCAGCCGTCCTCTGTAAGGCTCTCGCGGATGTAGTCAGGTGGCCGGCCAGACTTGTTGTTGATCAAGCCCGGATACTTGATGTCCTGCAGGACGGCCATGATCTCGGCGCCTTCGCGCGTCAGGTTATTGTCAGCCCCCCGCACCTTGATGCCGCCCATCTGCTTGATGAGATACAAGAGGCTGGGCGTCGCGACCTTCTCGTCTTCGCCGGCGCGACCCATGACAACCGTCTCGCGCGCCGCCCTGATCGTCTCGTCGTCGAAATCAGGCGCCCGGTGCAGGAACTCCGCATCCGTCACGCCGTTGCGCCGCTGGGCTTCCGCGAAGAATGCCGTGTCGGCGTTGACGGCCCTGTCTTCCTCAAGCGCCCGAACGGATCGCTCGAGCGCGTCCATCTTCACGGGATCCGGTGCGGTGCCAGCGTAATCGCGCAGCCGCGTCGGGTATGCCAGATCCAGTGCCGCACCACCGATCGAGTGCAGCCCGCCGCCCATGACGCTGCCAAACACAATGTTGATGAACGAGTCGGCCGCCGTGTAGTCGAGCTGCGCATCCGTTGCGCCCACATAGATCAGGGGCTCAAGGACGGCAGCACCTACCCCGCCTTCAAGCGCCCCGACGCCAGCACGAACGCCAGCGCGCGCCCATGGTGATGCCGCCTGCTTCAGCCAGGCCGCATAACGCGCCTCGCCCACCACGGGTATGAAAGCCGAGGCGATGTTGATGGGGTCGGCAAAAGATCCAACCAGGCCGCCCGCCAGGGACGCCGCACCGGCAACAAGCCCCCTCGACCGCTCGATCGCCTGGTTCTGCTGCGCCTCCCGACGCTTCAGATACTTGACGGTGTTCAGCTCGTAGCGCGAGATCCCGCCATCCTGCACCTCGATGTCGAGGCCCGTCTCTTCGACCTCCTTGCGCGCAGTCGCCGCGTCCACCCAGTCCGTCGCGCCAATGATCCCCTTCATGTCCTCGTCGAGGAATGAATAGCTGCGCACAACGCTGGGCAATGCGTTCGTGTCGAGCGCGCGCTCGAGGCCGCTTGCAAATGCCTCGCCCGTCGATGCCTCGTAGTCGTAGATCGTCCCCAAATCCTCGACGATCGGCGGGCCGACCAGCTGAAACAGGTTTGGCGTCTCGGGGTTATTTGCCATCTGGTTTTCTGCCTGGCTGCGGCCGGCGCTCGCGGCCCAGTCGCACCAGCTCGTCGCTGATGCGCTGTCGTTGCGCATCGGTCATGGGCTGCGGCGCCGCCTGCTCTGCAGCTGCGCGCTCGGCGGCAGCAATCAGGTCGGCCTCGCGCACCGGCTCCATCTGGCCATCGGGCCCTGTTGCTATTGGCGCCGGCTGCGTGACTGTTGGGCGCCGTGGCGGCTGGGCAGGTGGCGTCGCGGGGCGCGGGGCATCTGCCGGCGGTGTCGTCTTGCGTGGCACGGCATTCATTGGAACGCCGACCTTGCCCGACACGTAGCTATTGCTGATCGGCCGCGGGCTTTCCCGGTTGATCTTCAGCAGGTCATCCCACGTGAAGCGCACAGGCTTGCCGTCCACCATGACCGGGACATTGCGCTCGTTCATGAGCTGGATGCCGCCGCCGCCCTCGTAGTTTGTCCAGTAGCCGTTTCGCTTGATTGCCGAATGGTAGCTATTGGCCTGCACCTTCGGGTCAACGGTTCGGTCGATCGCCGGCAGCGTCAGCCGTGATGGATCAATGTTCGCAATGGCAATGCTCGCGCCGCTTGCTATGTCGCCGACACGCCCGCGATATTTCTGGCCGGGCACGGCAAAGGGGCGGCTGTTGGTGTAGCCAAATTCGTACCGATCATTGACGATCGCCTTGACAGCAGAACCGACCGGGTCGCCGTCACCCAGCGTGACCGCACGGCCAAGTGCCAGAACCTCGGCCGCATTGATGATCTCGGCAGTCAGCCTGGCACCACCAAGCCCAAAGGACTGACCAAGCGCCTTGATGTCGCTGTTCGCCTCAACGTCGGTGCGGATCGTCTTTGCGCTGTCGCCTGCCGCGCGCTTGAGGCTGTCGATCGACTGGCGGCTTGACTGGATCATGATCGACGCATTGATCGGATCGTCGATTGTCGCCGCAACCTTGTAGGCCGCCGGCAGATCCTGTGACATTTGTGACAGCACCGACGGCCAGAGCGGCCCAAAATCCGATGCCAGCCCCTTCATCGTCTTGTAAGCCTGCTCAGGTGCGGCGCCGGTAATCGTTTGCGCATAGCTCTTTGCCAGGGACACCGGCAACGGTTTGCGTGCGGCAGCCGGAATGCCGGCAGACGCTTGGGCGCTGAAGTTGGCCCGGACGGCCGCCTGCAAATCAGCCGGCGCCTGCGTGCTCTCAAACTTCTGCCACGCCTGCTGAACGGCCGGGAACGTCTGGCGTGCATAAGAACCCGGATCAGACGCGCGAGCCGCGAGCACGTCGTCACCCTTCTTGCGCATTGCGTTGTACAGGTCAGCCTGCTCGGCATAGTTCGCCTGACCCGGCTGCGGCTTGGCGGCCTCGATGCGTGCCAGCATGCCCTGCGGCGGCAGGGTCGGCAGGTCAGCCGTCGCCTTGTAGAACTCGTCAGCCTGCGCCTGCTTGCGCTGATGCCTTGCAGCCTCATCTGGCTTCAGCACCGCCGCCAAATCGACGCCAGGCGGGGGCTCCACGCCCCGACCTGTCTCGCTTCGGCTGCGCAGATCGTCCTGCACCCATTCGCTTACCGACACCATGGCCTCTTGTCGCAAGAGTTGTGCGTCGGCCTTGGCCTGCGCCTCGCGTCGCTTGATCTCTGTCTGCGCCGCGTTGACGGCCTGCAACCTTACGTTGGCGTCCAGATCGCCAAACTCACCCTTGTTCAGCCGATCGAGCATGGCCTGCGGGTTGCGCTCCAGTTCGCCAAAGACGGCCGACCGTGCGAGGGCGCCGAGCGCTGTCGTCCTGAGCTTGCCGGCCTCGACCGGATCAAATCCCCCGGCATCCAGAGAGGCTTGCACATCGGTGCGTGCGCCCTCATAGGCGCCCAAATCCATCTGAACAATGGTCGACAGCTTGTTGATGCTCTCGCCAAAATTCTGCGCGCGCAATGCCTGGCGTGCGGCTGTCTCCCACTGGACGGCTGATCCCGCGACCGACGCCCGCACCTCGGGCAGCCGGGAGCGCACAAACTCGGCCGCGCGCGGATTTTCGATGCCTTTCAGGAACTCATCAGAGGCCTTGTCGAAGTCCTGCAGCGCGACGGGCGTAAACCCATCCGGCGTCTTGACGGTCGTCTGCAGCTCGGCCAGTCGCTGCGACTGCACGGCCTTGAAGTCAGCCATGCGGTTCAGCCCCTCGACCGCCGCATCCTGCTCGGCAATCTTCGTGAGGTAGGCCTCGGCATCGGTCGCAACCGCCTCAAGCGTGCGGCCGGCCATGCCGCCCGTGCGCTGCTGCGGCAGGCTCGAAACGCCAAGGCCGGGGCCGACCTGCGGCGCCGTGATCGGGATATTGCCCATCAGTAACCCCCTGCCGTCGGCTTGCGCTGCCGCCTGGCATCCTCGCCCCAGCTGGTCAGCATCTTCGATCCCGCCCCGGACAAGCCCGCATATAGCTTCTGCCGGCCCTCATAAGCCGCCATCTTGGCCTGCGCCTTCAGCCCTGCCCGCTCGATGTCCCCGCGGTAGCGCAGTGTCAGCGCATCCATCTCGGCGGACTCGGCGTTCTGCCGGATCACGTCCACGATCGAGCCCGACGGGGCAATGCCGCGGCTGCCGACCTCGGCCACCTGCGCGGCCAGCTCCTGGCGCTGCTGGCGCCGGAGGTTTGCCTCCTCCATGCCGGCGTTCGTTGCCACCTGCCGGGCCTGCGCGTTCAGCACCTTGGCATTGTACTTGCCGGCCTGCATCTCGCCGTAACCCTCGAGCGCCTTGCCGCCGGCGCTGATGGCCTGAGAGGCCTTGATGATCTCCTCAATTCCAGCCATGGCCGGATCCCCTCGAATAAATTGCATAGGTGCGCGTTGCACCATCCCTGCCATCGACCTTGACGGCTCCCGTCCACGTCGCGCCGATCAGCTGCGCCATCCGGTGCCCTTGCGGGAAACCCTGCTGCACCATGAAGTCGACGCGCTCATAGGGGCAGGCCTTGAGCTTGTCGCGGATCGCATGCACCACCCGGATGAAATGCCGGGGCCCGATGTCGCCCGAGATGTACATCCACCCCAGTGCCAGGTGCGGCTTGAGCGCGAAGTAGCCACCACAGGCCAGAACGTCCTCGCCCCGCATCAGGCTCCATGCCGGCCCTAGCCCGAGCGCAAGCTCCGCGCCCTCCTGGCTCACACCCTCGTGCGCCTGCGCGCTTTGCAGGCGGATCGTGGCGAGGTGCGCCGGCGTGAACTCCATCAGCTGCATCACACCACCTCGACCGTCGGCCAGACGCCGACCACGCAGAAGGGATAAGGCAGATCCTGCTCGAGGCAGACATAGGCGTCACTGTCGGCTGCCGGGCTGTTGAAATCGAATGTCTTGTCGCCGTCCAGCAAGGGCACCGGCTGGTCGATCGGATCCGTCGTGCGCCTGAAGTTGACGCGCGCCATAATCGAGAAGTCGGGCCCAAACTTCAGGTTGTTGGTGTTGAGAAGGCGTGCCGTCACCTTCTTGACCTGCTTTGTCTTGCCTTGAGCCGAGCCGTTGGGCTGTGGCAGCTCGGGCCGCATGAGCTGCAGTCGGCCCGCATAGGGCAGTCCCACATGCACGGTCGATGCCGCATAGTCGAGGGTGATGGAGCCGGCGGCTGACACCGTGCGGACAGGGTGCACCTTGCCGTCGGCAAGGATCGTGACCGCCTGCCCGATCAGCCAGGTCAGCCCCGAGATCGTCGTGGCCGGCGCGCCCGAATAAGTCAGGCCTCCATCAACGAAATACCCGGAGGCGACCGTCGAGCCTCGAACCCAGCGCGGTTGCAGAACCTCGACGTGCCGACGCACGGCGCCATTGATCCAGCGGTTGACGATCACATAAAGATCATTGCTCGAGCCGTCGGCACTCGGCACCTGGCAGACGCTCTCGACGATCGGCGGCGCCGTGCCGGCCGCGTTCGAGAAGCCGCCCAGCTTGTGCCGGCACCAAGCAAAGACGGACTGCTCTTTCTGGTAGGTGAAGGAAAGCAGCGTGCCGTCCGAGCGGGTGGCCCAGAGGATCGCGTCAGGCTCCTGGCACCAGTCCATCGATACGATGCCGTATTGTGCGAGCAGATGCTCGGCCCTGACCGTCACGTCGTTCGATGCATACCCGGTGTCGTCGCGAATGAACTCTCGCAGCTTGCGTGAGCCGCGCTGCACGAACATGACAGCATTGCCGACGCGGACAGGCCGGACATCGCTCGATCCGTAGTTCGACAGCGGCACGGCGCGCACGTTGTTGGGCCCAAGCGGCTCGTTCGTGGTGGCCTGCTGTATCGATCCCTCGCTGTCGGCCGTGAACACGATCAGCCCGTCAGGCGTACCCTGCAGCGCCTCGATCTTGTTCACCTCGCCCGACGACAGGGTTGCCGTGATGGCATTGGCGGCGGTGATCTGGTTGGCGTCGCGCGTAAGGAAACTCTCGTAACTCGACGCCTCGCTCATCCAGATCGTATCGGGATCCGATGTCGTTGCCGCGAAGCACAGCCTGTCCTGGTAGAAGGTGACGGCCGACGGGTAGCCACGCGCCGCCGACAACGCGCCTAGCGCCCATTTCCACGTCGAGTATCGGTTGACGGATCCGCCGCCCGTCCACGTTGACGGGGCCGTCGAGCCTGTCAGGTCGAACGTATTCGTCGTGACGTTCCTGATCTGCCAGTCACCGTTAGCCTGCGTGGCGCCGTTCACCCCGGCAACCGTGACATAATCGCCGTCGCTGTAGCCATGAGCTGGCACGGTAAGACGAACGCGCGCGGCAGCATCGCCAGAGTTGGCCACGCCCGTCACGGACTTCGCCGCCGTCGCCAGCCCGTTGCACAGATAGGTGACGATCGTGCCGCTCATGGCACGGCTTGATGTAAACGTGCTCAGCCTGATGATGGCCCAGCGTGAATGGAGGTAACGCCATTTCGTGCACTCGCCGCTTGCACCCGCCTCGTTGATGCCGTCCCAGCAGTCGCCCGTGGCATGGGTCACCTGTATGTTACCGGTGAACCCACCCCGGCTTTCAAGATAGGTGTACACATTGCCGTCGCTTGAGACTTGCTTGCCGACACTGCCCGATGGGTGATTTGGCTCCCAAGGCGCGACGTTGATCTGGTCGAGGTAGATCTCCTCAAGGAACATCAGTGTGCCGGCGTGCCCCGCTTCGAAGATGTCGGTGTTTGCCTGAATGGATACGGGAGAGCCCGGCTGATAACCGGAAGGCACACCAAGCAAAACGCGCTTGGCTTCGTCCCCGTTGGGGGTTGTGAACGGGCCACTTTGCAGATCAACGACGCTCAGCGTCCATGCCGTGTTTGAGCTTCGGGTCAGCTTGCGCGGCGCATAGTTGGGGTGCACCAGGTACAACGTGTCAGCCGACTGCGCATAGGACAGCTGCAGCCGGCCCGCGCTGTCAAAGAGATCGGCCTGCGTATACGGCGTGGCCACCTCGATGATCTTGGCCACCGTCCCGCCAGACGTGAACGTGCCGAAGGTCGACGTGTTCTCGCCCCAGCTGAACTGCGTCGTGCTGGTGACCGTGACCGTCACCTCGCGGTTGTTCAGCTCGACCATGCCGCCAATGCCGGCCAGCATCACCTTGTCGCCCGTCACCAGCCCGTGCGCGGCCGATGTCGTGATGACGCCGGGGTTGGCCTTGGTAATGGACTGGATGGCGACAGGCGTCGCCGTGATGATTGCCTGGTTGCGGTAAAACCGGAAATATTGATCGCCAACCTCGATCGCATAGGCCTGCGTCAGGCCAAACTGAAACCGGATCAGCGCCGTGCGCTTCGTCGCATCCCTGACCGCCTTGATGTACTGGAAGCCAGAACGCATGGCAGCCGGGCCCTGCGTCAGGGGGATCATGTTCTCGCAGAACTTGAGGCCGACCCCGTAAAAGTCCTTGTCGACACGCGCCTCGAGCAGCGGCGTCAGCTCGCCCGCGTTCATGGCCGTGACAGCGTGCGCGATCTTCACCATACTAAAACCTCGCGTTGAGCCAGTCGCCGTCAGGCAGCTCCTCAGAGGCATTGGCCTGCGCGTCCGCACGCTTGGCCTGGCTCACGAGCTTCATGTAGATGGCCCACAGCTGGTCGGGCGTCACGCGGCTCTCGACCACGTTGCAGATCTCGAATGCCCAGCGCGCCGCCAGGGCCGCGACAAAGGTCGGGCTGTACCTGCTGGTATCGGCGACCCGCGCAATGTAGCGGATGTTGAGGGGGCCCTCGTCGTCTACCAGTATCTTGTCACCCTCGAGCTGGTAATCGACCTTGCGCGCCTCGATCGACAGAAAGCGCAGGCAATCCGCCGGCAGCGTGTACTGATAGCTAAAGCCCCACGACGGGGTTGCAATGTCGGCGGCGAGCTGCGCGCGCTTCGTGCAGAAGTTCCAGGGATGCATCTCCTGAACCTCGTCGCGGATCATTTCGTAAGTGCGGTTCAGCGCCTGGCCGGCAATGGTGCTGTCGGATGCCAGATCCGTCAGATAGCCGGAACCCGGCCCCAGTTTGCTGAGAGCCAGGTTCGCAATCTGCGTGACCGTGATCGTCGAGGCCATGAACTAGCCCCGTTACGGCAGGTTGACGGACTGAATTATCTTGTCCCGGAAAAGCTGCAGCGCCACAAGGATCTCGTCCTTGTTGGTGGCGTTGGCAATGTTCATCTCGATGGTCGCCGTCGGGGCCGCACCGCCGGTGGCCTCGGTAACGCGAACACCGGATCCGCCGTCAAACGTAGAGCCGCGGCTCCAGCCAAGCTGTACAGTTGGCATTGATCAATCTCCTGTTGGGGGGAAGCGGGCCCCGACTTGCAGAGCCCGCCCTTGCTCATCACGGTATGCGGCTTACAACCAGATACCCGCGCAGGATCGCCCCGTCGGGGATCGTGCCGCCAGCGACGGTGGCGACGATTGCGGCGCCGTCAGTGTTGGAGCTTCCGCCAACCAGCACATCGACGCCGATGGAGTCGGCAGCCGAAAGATCCGAGCCCATCGCTGCGCCACCGGCTGCCGACACGTCAACATTGTCGTCAAACCGGTTGTCCGCAAGCGCTACAGCCGAGCCATCCTCGGCCGTGTAGGCACTGATGCCGATGTCCAAAACGCGCGAGGCGCCGAAGGCCGTCCAATTGATGAAGGACAGCTTTGGATAAATGCGGTATCGCCCTTTTTGCAGGACAAGAAGGGTTGCCGTCGATCCCGCATTGCCGGCACCAGACTGCGTAAAGGTGAAGGGCAGAGCCTCCATCTCGCGCAAATAGGCCGGCGAAACGTTTCCGTTGGCACGAGGATCGCGTACCCGCAATGCCTCGGTAGAAAACTGAGCAGTGGTCATGAGTTATCTCCCAATTACGTGGTAACGAGGACTTGCACGATCTTGCTCTCGTGCGTCCTGGTGGCCCCGAACGTCGCCTGAGCGTACGTCTGGTAAGGCATGCCGCGCAGATCTGTGCGCTGCGTGACGTTGGTCACGATGTCTTCCCACACGCAGAGGTGGATCGCCGACTTGACGAACACCGGGCAACGGAAGTGCGTAGCCGTATCAAGCCGCTCGCAGTAGACAAAATTGATCCCGAGATAGGAATCGATCCGGCCTTCCTTGAGCACCATCGAGTCATTGTATTCACGGCCGATGATCTGCGCTTCCTTCAGCAGGTCGTCGATCATCTTCGAGTTGACGACGCAGTAGACAGGATCGCGATCCAGGTCGTTCTGTGCCGCCCTGAGCTTGCGCAGAGCACCGCGCAGCTTGGCAACGGTCAAACCCGTGTTTGCGGCTGCCTCATAGTTCACGGCGATCTGGAAGTTCGTCGTGTCAAACGAGGTCGATGTCGCGCCGCTCTCGCCGGTGTAGGCCGTGCCAAACATGGCCGTGATGATTTCATCGTCCATTTCGCGGCCGATGGCATTCACGGCATTCTGCACCTTTACCGAGCTTGGGTCGTTCAGCATCTTAAGCTGGTCAAAGTGATCGACCATCTGCGTCACGTCGTACGACACCGGCTGCACCCAGCGGCGCGTGACGGCGGCGTTGACCGGAACAACAGGCTGAAGCTGGCCCGTAACAATCGAGGCCTCGATGGCTTCTTCGCGCTCAACGGCCACTTTCTGCTTGGCGCCAGACGTGGTCGAGGTGGTGACAAAGGGCCGGAGCTTGGAGCCCATCTGCTGCAGGCCAAGCTCAAGGCTCGCCCGGAAATCCTGTGCGAACAGAGTGGGGTTGTAGTTGAGTGACATTGTGTGTCTGCCTCTTTCAAAGGTTGATCTGCTCCGCGATCAGGGCCGCGGGGCCTTCCCTCGAATGAGCGCTTGTCTGCAGGCTTGGTGGCGGGTTCCCTTCAGGGACTTGTCCGCGCGGCCGTCGCAGGTCGTGCATTCAGGCTAGAATGTTTCGTCGCCCTGACTCGCGCGCAATCTGCCGACCGACTTCATGACGTTGCGCGATGTCTTGGACTCCGGGGCCGGGGCTTCCGATGCCCATGCCCACAGCCGATCGGCCGTCGCCATGATCTGCACAGGGTCATAGTTGGGCGCATTGAGGCCTGCCGCCATCTCGAGCGTCTTGAGCCTGAGTGCAATGCGATCCTCGCTCATTGCTCGGCAATCCGTCGGAGCTGCGTCCACTCGCTCAGCACGGCCGCATGGTTCGGATGGTCGCGGGTGATCAGCGCCTGGTATTTGGCCGGATCGCCTTTCAACCCGGTCATGGCCGCCCGCGCCTGATCCTTCGTCAGGCCGCGCTGTTGACCGTCGGATGTAATGAACCCGGCCTCGACCTTGCTTTCGCCGATCAGGTGAGCCAGTGCCAGCATCTCGCGCGTGCCGATTGCCCGCTCGAGCGCATCGATCTTGTCGTCCGTCAGCTTGAGCGCCTGGCGCACATGGTTGAACCCGCGCATCGCGAGGTCATGAAAGGCCGGCCACTTCTCGCCCATCTCGGCCTTCATGCGCTCGGCTGCCTTCTCGCTGGCCTGCACGTAGGCCTCATGCTGCTGCGCCTGTTGCGCCTCGGCCTGCGCCGTCACGTGGCCAACCAGCTTTGCCGCCTGGTCGTTGGACAGGCCCAGCTGATGAAACACCCCACCCCATTCCTTGACCGCCTCGGGCTTCAAGGCCTTGCCGGCATCGCCCAGGTCATACTTGTCGGCCGCCTCAGGCACGCCCATCGCAGCCTTGATCTTGGCCCAGCCAGCCTGATCCTCGGCCTTGGGCGGCTCAAACTGCCGGGACGATAGCGCGCGCTCGGCGTTGATGTAGGCTTCCGCCAGTGCCGCCGGGCCCTTAAACCCCTTGGACTGCACGTAGCTCGAGATCTCGGGCTTTGCGTCGGTGCCAAGCCACGACGTATCGACAGCCGGTGCCGACGGCGTTGTCGCCGCGGGCTGGCCGGCAAGGGCTGCGGTCGCAGGGGCGGGGGCAGTCGTCTCAGTCATCGTCACGCATCAGCTCCATGATTTGGCTTTCGTCGAACTTCAAAAGGCGCAGGATCCGGTTCACCGTCTCGCGCCGCACCGCAAGGATCAGCGTCCTGTCGTGGTCGCCGGGCACATAACCCACATCCATGTACTGGCTCTGGCGCATCAGGCTGCGCAGCAAGACGCGGCCATCGGCGTGCAGGTTGCCCTTCTCGTCGAGCAGCGCGCGGCGCCAGGCATTGGCCTCGCGGCGTTTGGCACTGACAAATTCACGTATGCGCTCGAGCCGATCGCTCATCAGCCACCGCGTGCGATGGCCCCGGCCTCGGCCACGTTCTTGACGGCAGCCGAAAGATCAGGGGCGGCAGCGGCCGCCTGTTGTGCAGCCTGCGCCTGGGCGCGTGCCTGGCGCTGGGCTGCCATCGTGTCGCGGTTGGCTAGGATCTTCTCGGGCACGCCCATGACACGGGCGCGGTGGCGGGCCAGCTCGTCGGTATCCACGTTGTCGACAATGTCGGGCGCGAGCTGCACCAGCGGTGCAATGCCCTGCAGCCACACGTCGACGGCCTGCACTTCCTCGATCTTCTGCAGCCGATTGAGCGGGCTGTCGTACTCGATGCGGTACTCGCCTTGTGCCTCGATAAGCGCGTCGGGCATCGGGGGCAGCATGTTTTGCCGGGCGAGGATGTCAATCTCCCGGTCGATCAGGCGGCCGAGGAACTCGGACTGTGCCCGGCCGACGGTCGGGGCAATCAGCTGCCCTTTCTCCTGCATGCGTGCGCGCACTTCGGTGGCCGTCATCTGCGGCGCATCGACCAGGATCTGGAACAGGTTAATCAGGGCCGCGTCATTGATGGTGCCCTGCATCGCCCGGATCATCTCGAGCCCGATGTCGATGCGCGCCCCCGTCACCAGCGGCTGGATCAGGGGACGGCCGTCCTCGCTGATCCCGTAATAGTTCAGTCCGCCCGGTGTCAGGTCAGGGGTCAGGCCCTTGCCGTGCGTGCCGACAGACATGCCGCCGTCATCGTGCAGCAGCAGCGGCGGGTTCACGACCTTCTCGGCGCCCTTGATGATCGCCTTGCGCGCGGCGTTCAGCATCTTGATTTCGGGCAGCACCTGGCAGGCCCAGCCCCGGCCGTACCACTCGCCAGGCGCGATCTGGTAGCGGTAGACAGGGATAGGCCACGAGGCATAGCCACCCTGCCGCAGCATCGTGCGCGGCTCGAGCGCGATCTCGTAGCTCAGGAACCGCCACGGATTGCGCGGGTTCACGTCAGGGTTCGGCCGGATGCAGTGCAGAAACTTGAACTTGCGAAGCGGGTTCTTTTCGGCCTCGGTCACAATCTGACCCGGCAGGGCTTCGCCGTAACGCTGCACGGCCGCGCGGGCCGTCAGCTCGAACTGCCGGTGCACCGTGTCGACCAGCCCCCACGCGTCGACGGCAAAGTAAAGTTCGTTCAAGGGCACGGAGCGATAGCGCAACCCACCGCCGACCCTGTCCTCGACGAACAAGGCCGCGTTGCCGAACACACCGCCCGAGAGGTAGACGTCATGCACCTGGCCGGCGAAGTCGGCGCCGGGAGAGTAGCGCTCTCGAAACAGGATCTCCTCGACCCGGTCAAAATACTCGCGTACCTCGTCGTCATCGTTCAGGTCGGTAATCGAGGCGGTAATCCGGTGCCACTTGGACGCGCGCGGCGTCATCAGGCTGTCGATTGCCGAGGCGTGGCGCTCGGCGGCGATCATGGCAGTGCTGTCGTATTGTCGCTGCGTGCGCTTCTCGCCCTGCGTGACCTGCTGGTTCTGAAACCAGCCGTGGTCGGGCAGCACGCGCTCGGCCACCTCTTGCCACATCAAATTGAAATTCGAGCGCTCGGCCTCGAGCTGGGCATGGTGCCGTAGGATGTCCTCGAGGTTGAGCACGCGCGTCTATCCTTTGGGGTTCAGGGCCAGCCACTCGGCCTCGTAAGTGTCGGCATAAGCCTGCAGCATTGCGTTCAGGGGCACGCCTGTCAGGCTGGAGACAATCAACTGATGAAACGACTGAGCGCCAAAAACAACCTGCACCCCGTAGTACGGTGCGGCCGGCTCGACGATCTCGGCCGTCGCCATCACACCGTCCTCGACAGCTTGACCTTGACCTGACCTGCAGCCACTGCCGTCGTGTCCGCATCTGCGACACCGCCCGTAATCGCGATGCCAAGGCCGAGCGCAAACCGGTAGCCGTTGAATCCAGGCGTCAGCTCTGCCACCCCAGGAACGCCCGAAACAGCGGCAGGCACAGGAATAATCATTTCAGGCACATCGGTGCCGACCGTCGGAGCCGTCGCCTTGTTGTAAAGCTTGACAAACGCAGCCGATGCTCCGGTGTTGGTCGCGTAGAAAGCCTGAAGGCCCGACGTACCTGTCAGCACCAGCGCACCGTTCGTGCTCGCTGCCGAGTTCACAAAGTAAGGCGTCGCCGGGGCGGCCGGCGTGCCGGCGGTCGTAACAGTTGTGAGGGCCGTCACCGTCGAAACCGTCGTCACAACGCCGTTGGTGACGGAGACGGGGAACGCCTTCGAGGCGTCCGTCGTGCCAGGCGAACGCGGCGAGATGTCGAAGCGCGCGGCATCCAGGATGTTCACCATGTGAACACGCCAGTCGGTTGTCGACGCCGGCGACGTGCCGCCATTCTCGACAATGATGTACAGCTTGAATTTCTTGTTCGGGTGCACATACAAGCGATCGTAGGCAAACTGCCCGCCCGTATTCGTCAGCGAGTTCTGCCCCCATGCGCGGGCATTGATGCGATCGCGCTCGACCTGCATGCTGTATGTCGTGGCCGCGATCCAATTGGGGCCGGTGCCAGTTGCCACGCTCGTGAAGCCAGCGCCAAAGGCGTTAGCAAGCACGTCGAGGGCAGAGCCTGCCGCGCGGACGTGGAGCTGGGCCGTCGTCGCCGTTACGCCGTCATGGCTGTGCAGAATGGCGTTTCGCGCGCCAAGCACGTCGGGCACGGTCGAATAGGCCGTGCTGGTAATCAGGTTGCCTTCGTCGTCAACCTCGAGGAAACCGATCCTGAGCTGGTTGTTGGCAATGCGCTGCGAGGCAGAGATCTGATACCGAAGCTCAAGCGGCATCGAAAAGATGGCACGAGAGCGAATAATGGTTTTTGAGCTGGCCGTGGTGCCGGAAGCAATATTGATATAGGGCGACGCACCGGCGGCCGCGCCACCGAGCGGGCCGGTAATTGTCATGCCCGAGCCTGTCTGCACAGTCTCCCACGTGCCAGAGTCGAAGTCGTGGAAGTTATCGAAAAACTTCTCGCGCGCCGTGCCTACAACGAGCTTCTCGTTGGCCGAATCGTAGCCGGCCACCATGCCTGAAACCACAGAACTCATGCGCGCACACTCACCAGGTTGGAGTAAAGGCCAGAGGGCACCCCGCCGTTGACAGCCACACGCACGCGCGCGCCGTCGGCGATCACGACATCAATGAACCCATTGCTGCTTAGTGCGGCGCCCACAACGTTGATCGCGGTTCCGTTCGGGCCTTGGGCCTGCAGCTGAAGCGTCGCGCCGCCGAAGGTTCCCTCGGCCGCAAAGATGTAGCGCCCGCCAATCGCATCGAACCAGGCTGTTGGGCCGGTTGTCGATCCGTTGACGATGAAATCGAGCTTTTGGGACATCAACCGGTTCCTGTCAGGCTCGGGGCTCCGAGCGTTGGCGATGAAGTCACACCCGCCGGCGACGTGAGCAGGGTTGCCGCGCGGCCGCGCCGCTTGAGCATCATGGACTGCCGGTCGGCAGCCGCGCGCGCGTCATCGCGGGTCGGGGCCTTGGGTATGTCAAGCGATGGGGCCTCGCTCAGGAGCTGAGCACCGGCACCTGCCAGGCTGGATCCTGCCGCAACAAGCTCGGCCGTCGTCAGGCCCGCTGCCGCCGGCGCCGCAAAGCCAGAAGCCACGCCGGCGCCTGCCAATGCCTCGGCCGTACCGCCGGCAATGCCTGCCACCTGAGCCGCCGTCAACCCGGCACCTGCAGCTCCTGCAGCACCGGCCGCGCCTGCAGCTCCTGCTGCTGTTGCCGCCGTCGTGCCTGCTGCCGCCGCCGTCGTGCCGGCAGCCGCCGTGCCTGCGGTCGTGAGGCCCGTGTAAATAGATGCGAGAAGGGTTTCGATTCCGCTCATGCTGCTGCGCATATCCCCCTTGTGACTCGCGCTTAATCCATCCTTGCGGTTGTGGGACGGCGCCCATCGTCGATGTAGCGCGGCACGCCCATCACCCACTCGACCTCTGCCGGCCGTGCCGTGTAGGCGCCGTACCGAAACGCATCGGCGCCATGGCTTGTCCAGTCGTGCAGAGGCCGGTTCGCGAACGCCTTCAGCTTGTCGCTCCACTCGCGCCTGTACTGCCGCAGGGCCTCGATGCCGCGGGCGCAGCGGGTGCGATCGAACCAGCAGCGAGGCAGGATCGCACGCACCTGGTTGATCCCGTCCTCGACGTCGTGCGAGCGGCACACCTTGCCCTTGATGCCGAGGCCAGCAAGAAAGGCCCAGCGGCTCTTGCCCGTCGACAGCTCGCGCACCTCGACGTCATGCGGCAGCACGTGCTGACCGTAGACGTATTCGCGCTCCTTCAGCACACGCGCGTAATGTTCGAGGCCGACACCTGAGTTTTCGTAGTAGTCGATCAGCCGGATCTCGCGGCCGATCATTTGCGCAAACCAGATCGCCGTCGAGTCGTCGATGCCGAGATCCCACCATGTGTGCACCGGCACGCCCGGCTCCCAGGCAACATTGCAGATGCGCCCATCCTGCTCGGCGCGCTCGATCAGCTTGCCGTAGTAGCCGCCGACAACGGCCGCGTCGAACGAGCACTCCCACTCCTGATTGTATTGATCCTCAGACATGGCAGCGCGCGCGTCGGCCAGCTCCTGGGCGTCGACCAGGCCCGAGGTCGATGCGCGCAGCATCAGGCTGAACCATTCGTCGGGCTTGCTCGTCGCCTGATCCCAGATCGTCTGGAAATGGTTGCGGCCCTTGGGCGTGCCGATAAAGATGCCCCAGCCCTTGCGATCAGCCAGCGCCGGCCGGATGACTTCGACCCACGCGCGCGGATCCATATCACCGAACTCATCGAGCACCACGCCGTCGAGATAGATCCCGCGCAGCCGCTCGTAGTTGTCGGCACCATACAGCCGCACGCGCGCCCCGTTCGGAAAGTCAACGCGCAGCTCCTGCTCGTGGGCGACGGCACCTGGCACGGGGCCGGCAAAGCGCTTGAGGTAATGCCACGCAACGTCCTTGGCCTGAGCATAGTACGGCGCGATATACGCAAAGCGCCCGTCTGGGCAGTCACAACGCAATGCCGCATCGATCAGGTCGTTGACGCACGCGACCGTCTTGCCGGCGCGACGATGGGCCACGATCACGCCCCAGCGCTGCGTGCGCAGGTGGAGCGGCTCGAATTGGGGTCGGGCTTCGTAGCCAGTTTCAATCACGTGCGCGCTTGACACCGGTAACAATCACCATCTGCAAGGGTTGATCGGGATCCGTCTGGATTGCCTGCGCCGGCTTGCCGTCCAGCCGATCGCCAATTTCTTTGATTGCCTGCATGTCGCCCTCAAGCGCCTTCTCAACGCATCGCTGTGCAATGCGGGTCAGGTACGGGCGCGGATCGTCGTCGCCGGCACGCTTGATTGCCACCGCCAGAGCATCGCGCCACAGCTTGTCAGGCTTGCCGCCGGCACTTGGTGTTTTTCTGATATTGTGCGCGCCCATGTTTACTGCCTAACCCATTGCGATTCTTCCACAATTCTTATTGTGCGCCGGTTGCGCCCAATGCGCTGCACCTCGATCCGGCCAAGTAGCTCTAGCGCTCGCACGATGACCGTGCCGGCTTCGGGTTTCCGGCTGCGCAATCCGCGCACGCGGTCGTGCGGCTGGTAGCGCTGCTCGCCCATGCCGATCGCGATTGCCAGCTGGTAGTTCGTCGGCGCCGGCCAGCCGCGATCAGCGTGAAGTCGGATCAAAGCAAAGCCACGCGCCAGGCGTTCGGCTGTCACGGCGACGGTCATGGCCCCTGCTCCCGTGCCTTGATTGCCTGCACGGCGCGCGACGCCAGCAGCGCCTCGCTCGCCCCTGCCTGGCTGGCCGGGCGCACCTCGCGGGCAGGCCCGTCTTCGGCCAGCAGCCGATCGAACCCGGCCTGCTGCTTCCAGCGCTTCAGCTGCTCGGCACGATGCGCCTGCTCTTCGGCTTCGGTTCGCCCCTCGCGTGCGAACTCATTGGCCTCGCCCCTGTACCGACCGCGCCCCGTCAACGTGTCAATCGCTGCAACCGTCTCGCGCCGCTGGCTTGCGACGTGCCCGTGAATCTCGGCGATGGTCGGCCAAAACTTCGAGGTCTTGATGGCCTCGGAGACTGCACGATGCAGGTGCTCCGGCGACTGCCCGGTAAACGCTTCAGCCCACTCGCGCAGCAGCAGGCCGCGTTGCTCAGGTGTCGCGATGCGGCTGTCGCCAAAGGCAGCAGCCAGCCTCGCAATCTGGCGCAACAAGTCAGCCTGGGAAGTTGTCCTGGTCAGCTCCTGCCTCTGCGTCTGCAGCCATTCGGGCGAGTTCGCGGAGCGTATCGCCGGCAGAGTTTCGTCGTGATCGTGCGTCATCTGGTTTTTCCTTCAAGGCCCAGTTGTTCCATTTCGCTTGAAATTCCGCCGTCGTTCGCGGGTTCGCGGTGTCCGCGGCGTAGAAATTCGCGAACATGCGCGCCGAAATCTGCAGATCGATCGGCGGCAAGCCGGCCAGGCGTCGCTGCTCGGCAGCCAGGCGGATCCAGTTTTCGGGAACTACGGCATCAGGCGGCCAGCAGTTTCGCGCGTGCCCCCTCTCACTAGCTTTAGCTAGTGAATGTGGTTGTGATTGTGGTTGGCATTCCTCAAGCACTCCTCGAGCATTGCTTGGCGCATGCTTGGGCAATGCTTGCGGCATGCTTGGGGCATGCTTGGAGCATGCTTGAGCATTGCTTGCAGCATGCTCCTGCTTTGCCCATCGCTTTGCGGCTGCGACCCGCGCGCGCTCGACCTTGGCCTCGTGCTGCTCCGTTGCCTTGGCCAGCTCGCGCTCGACCCTCCCGTGCACAAGCTGGTCGCCGGCCTCAAAGAAGGCCAGCACCGCCGGCTTGACCTCGGCCCACTCCCTGGAGCTGCAGCGCGCGATCCGCGCCAGCTTCGCGTCGTTGTTGTCGAGCGGCCCACCAGCCCGCCAATAGGCCATCAGCAACAGCAAATAGGCGCCGTGCTCGGTTGCCGTCAGGTGTGCCGTGTCGGCCAAGTAGTCGCCAATGTATAATGGCATCCAGCTGTCAGGCCTGCCCATGGCGCACCTCCCCGATCTTCCTGAAACTGTCGCGCGGCCAGAAAATCATGCCGCCCTTTTTGGGATTGTCGCCCGCCCACACGCGGCCGTCCTGATCTCGGCCGATCGTGCGCGCCAGCAGCTCGCCGCTGATTTGTTCGTAGATCACCAGCTCGACCTCGGCGCCGGTCACCTGCGCCAGCGCCTGGAACTCACGAAACAGGCTCAGGTTGATGCCGTGTTCGAGAGTGTTCGTGATCCGGTGCAACGTGGGCGCGGCCTTGGCCTTCACCTCGACCCACCGCAGCGCTGCCCGATCAGGATCCTCGTCCATCACATAGGCCGCAAACGCACTGTCCGCGCCGTAGCTTGGCAGCACCTCGAACCCGCGCGCCGTGAACCACTCCTGCACCGCCTGGCTCATAGGATCTCGACCTCGATGTTGTAGATCGCGCGCATCAACCTCGCCTTGATCTTAAACTCCGGCGTCAGCACCCCCTTGCTGTCGGCCACGATCCGCTTGTTGCCCTCGAAAAAAACCGCGTCGGCGATGTACCGCGTGATCAGCTGACCGTTGACTGTCAGGTCGAAGGAAACCTGGCGCTCGAGCCTACTGATGTGGCCGAGCTTCTCTTTCAGCTTTAGCGCGCACCAGTCCGCGTATTCCTTTTTGGACGCGAACCGCCCCTCCTCGGTCACCACCGGCTGCGCGCGGTATTTGTTTTTGTAAGCCTTCTTCATCGCAGTACCCGCGCGATCGCGGCGAACAGCCGGCCCATGACGAGGCCATCGATGCGCGCATCGAGGCTGTAGCTCTTGAGATTGTAGCTGCGCGGTGGCGCGCCGCACTTCTGCAACGAGTGCATGATTGTCGTGTGATCGCGGCCGCCGAATATCTTGCCCAGCCGCGGCAGGCTCAGCCACGGCCATCTTAGCGAAACCTCGTAGACTGCCTGGTCGCGCGCCCGCACGATGCGTTGCTCGCGCCGTTTGCTCACGATGTCGAGCGGTGTCACGTTGTGCTCAAGCGCCACGCGATCGATGACGGCCTGTATCTCGGCGCGCGGCGACAGCATCTTGCGTGCACTGGGGACAGGATGACTACCTGCCCCGGTCGTCACAGCATTAGGGTTATCCGCATTTGTTGAGCCAACGCAGGGACGGCTTGAGCTGTCCATGGATTACTCCGCTGCCTGGTTATCGTTTGTCGGATACAGATCGGGCCGCAGCTGATGCCGCGTGACATGACCTTGCGTGGCTTGCTCCAGTGGAATGCACCATTCCGCCGGCACTTTCCGGCCGTGGCGCGCCATCCAGTTGACGGAGGGCTGCTTGACGCCGACCACGCGTGCGGTCGCGCTCTGACTCCCGAGTATTTGGATGGCCTCCCGGAGGGCCTCGATGCCTGTGCTCATGCGCTGATGATAGGTATTCCTATTACCATGTCAATAGAAACACCTATGCAGCAGGGGTATAACACCGCCTATAGACTGCCGGCATGAGTCTAGGCACACGCATGAAGCAGGCGCGCGAAGCGGCCGGCATGAGCCAGGGGAAGCTGGCCGAGGCCGTTGGCATGCGGCAGCCGTCAATTCAGGCGATCGAGAAGGGCGAGGTGCGGGGAACCAAGCACCTGCTGGCCATTGCCCGCGCGCTTGGGGTCGATCCCGACTGGCTCGAGACAGGCCGCGCCCACGGCACGCCAGCCGCCCGCCACGCCCCAGCTGCGGCCAGCATCATTGAGATCGAGGGGGACACCTATGCTCGCCTGCCCCTTTACGACATCAGGGCACAGGCCGGCCGCGGCTCACTCGCCTACGACGGAGAGCCGATCGGCTGGCGCGTGTTCGATTTGAACTGGATCAAGTCCGTCAGCCGCGCGCCGATCGACCAGCTGAAGGTCGTTGAAGTGTCGGGAGATTCGATGGAGCCGACCTTGTACAAAGGCGATCACGTCCTGGTCGATCTTGGCAACAAGGCTATTGCTCAGCACGGGCTGTTTGTCTTGCGGCTTGACGAAAGCCTGATGGTGAAACGGGTTCAGAAGCTATTCGCCACGGGCACCGTCCGCATCATTAGCGACAATCCCAAGTATGACGCGGAAGAGATCGGCGAAGACGGCCGGCTTGATGTCATCGGCCGCGTCGTCTGGATCGGCCGCAACGTCGGTTAGCTTAGCAGCCAGGCAATCGCACCGGCCAGCGATCCAACAGCAACCGTCTTGATCAGCACTGACCCCAGGCTTGTCGTCAGGCTTTGCTGAAGCTCGACTTGCATCCACGCGCGAGCGATCGCCAGCATTAACGGCATCAGCCACACCAAGTGCAGCACATGGAACAAGCCAGCTGCGGCTGCCGCAATCAGCAGCCACCAGCAAGCCATGGCGGCTACCGTCGACACAAGGCGCATGCGCGGGTTCCCGATCAGCCCTAGCGTCCAAGTGGCCGAAAAGAACAACGCCAGCCCCCACGCCACGTAAACAATCTCCTGCATGCGCCGCCCTCCCCTTGCCAAAAGTGGCGCAAAACCGCCGCTTGCGCATGATAGTTTTTTCTATTGACTGATACATAGATTTGCCTATGATCGGCTGCATCAAACGAGGAATGCAGCCCAATGACCCCCACCATTACCGTCACGAACGACGACCGCCCTGGCAGCACACGCCAATGGCTGCGCGCTCAGATCCAAACCGACAAGCGCCTGTCGTTCGACGTGGCGCAGGCCACGATCGACCAGCTGGCGCGCGAACTCGCCGATGACGGCTGGCAATTCGCTGGCAGCTCGGCCGGTTGGGGCCGCGTGCCCAACACCTACACGATCGAAGTGCACGCGATGCGCGGCCGCGGCGCGCCGACGGCATGGGAACTCGAAATGCAATCCCTAGTTACGGGGAGGGACTAACGATGAGCACTTTGCTTTTAAAGGAATCGCAAAAAGAGCGCGCCGAGCGTCTTGCCTGGCACGTCACGCAGGCGGTCGAAGATTTGAAAAGGCTGCTGACACTAAGCCCGCGCATCGACTTCAGCAGCATCGAGGCCGATCTCGAGCAGGCGGTCGACGTGCTGCAGGACGCACTCGAACTCGCATCGTTCCACCGCCGCATGGCCGAATTAGACGGCAAGGTTGCCGAGATGCTGGGCGACAAATACACGCGCCTGGCACTGGTCGAGGAACACGCTCAGCGCATCGACCTGCGTGACCAGCTTGAAGCCATTATGCACGCGGCTGCACTTGAGGCTGCGTATCAGGCAGCGACATCACCCAGCTCGCGCCTCGCGTGGCTCGCCAGCGCCGCCGGCGCCGACGCCGAGGAACACTTCTTCGACAGGTGGAATTGATATGCGCGACATCATCCTCGCTGCGTACCTGCAGCGCGCTTACGAAAACGATCAGTACGAGTTCAGGCGCCACTTCAGCCGCCAGCAATGGCTGCACTCCATCGACGGCTGCTGGGCCGCAGGTCGCTTTGATCGGCTGTGGCCGACCTACTGGGTCGCGCGTCACCCCGAGGTGGCGGCATGACCCCGACAGAGATCGCATCAGCCTGCGCTGTCCTCTGCGCCTGCACCCTGCTGGCCGCCGCGTGCGGCTACGCCAAGGGCTACGCCGATGCCAGCACGGTCGCGGCGGCCCAGGCAGCACAGACACGCTGCGTCTACGTCCACCGACTTCCATTCAAGGGGTCGCTGCCGTGATGCGAGAGGCAAACCGTGACGCCATCCGCGGCGTCCTCGTCGCCCACACACGCGGCCAGATCAGCCGCGCCGAAACCGAGCGCGCTTTGCGCCTGGCCGGCTGGCAGGAAAGCAGCATCAAGCGATTGCTCGACGCCTGCGCCGTCAATTTGAAAAACATAGGAGCGAACCAGTGAGCAACCTGATTGAGTTTCCAACAAGCGCACCACATGCCGGCGAGGCTGCCCTGCGCGAGCAGATCCGCCGGCAGCTCGGCGCTGTCGTCGGCCTGTATTTGCGTCAGCCCGATGCGCTCGAAACGCTGCAAGCGATCAATGAGCTGAACACCGCGGTCGCACTGATGCGCGCCCATTTTGCGATGACGTGCGATGAACCAGTTTGAGCGGCACAAAATCCGTCACCTGAGCCCGTCGGCACTGAACCTCTGGGCGAACGAGCCGGCGCTGTATGTGCTGAAGTACCTGCACGGCATCAAGGAAGAGATGGGCGCAGCAGCCAAGCGCGGCACGGCGGTCGAGGCCGGGCTCGACGTGTTCCTCATGAACCGTCAGGCCTCGGTCGAGGACTGCACGCAGGTGGCGATCGACAACTACCGGCTCAACACCGGCGGCCTTGCCGATGACGAGCACGAGAAAGAGGCGGGGCTCATCGCGCCCATGCTCACGCAAGCTATTGGTGCCATGCGCTCTGCGCCGTCAATGATCGCCAGGCAGCTTTCGATCGAGACGTGGATCGACGGAATCCCGGTGCCCGTCATCGGGTTCCTTGATTACGTGTTCGAGGACGGATCGATCGTCGATTTGAAAACCACGGCCCGGCTGCCGAGCGCCCCGCGACCGGATCACCTGCGGCAGGTGTCGATCTATGCCCACGCCCGCCAGGCGCCAGTGTCGCTCTTGTACGTCACGCCGCAGAAGCACGCACGCTATCACGCCAGCGCCGACCAGGTGGCCGAGGGCCTCGCCGACATTACGCGGGTCGCCCGCTCGCTCGCCCGCACACTGGCCGTTAGCGAGACGGCCGCCGACGTGGCCGAGTTTGTCTCGCCGAAATTCGACTCGTTCTACTGGACTGAAGAAACCATCAACGCTGCAAGGAGCATATGGAAATGAGACTGCCCCAGAAATCAGGCGCCGACTTCGCCCCCGCCCCCGCCGGCACGCACATCGCCGTCTGCATCAAGGTTGTCGATCTCGGCACGCAGGCCGTCGAGTGGCAGGGTCAAACAAAACACCAGCACAAGGTCATGCTTAGCTGGGAGCTGCCGTTCGAGCCGATGGACGACGGCCGGCCGCACATCATCAGCCAGCGCTACACGTTCTCCGTCAGCGAAAAGGCGACGTTCAGGAAGCACCTGGAGGGCTGGCGCGGCAAGAAGTTCACCGATGCCGACTTTGGCCCCGATGGGTTCGACGTGCGCAATGTGCTGGGCAAACCGTGCAGCCTGATCGTCTCGCACCGCGCGGTCGCTGACAAGATCTACGCCAACATTGAGGGCATCGGGCCGGTGCCACGCGGCACGCAGGCGCCCAAGCCGATCAACCAGCTCGTCTACTTCTCGCTCGATGCCTTCGACCCGACCGTGTTTGCCAGCCTGTCGGCAGGGCTGCAGGCCACCATCATGAAGGCGCCCGAGTACCTGACAGCCGTCAGCGGCGACCACCACGAAAGCAACGGCGACGATGCCGGCGGCGACATTCCGTTCTGAAGGGAGACTGCATGAAGATCCACGCCATGCCAACCAACCAGCGGCCGCAGTCCGAGATCTATCGGGAGGCGGCACTGCGTTGGAACGATCTCGATGCAGCTGCCCGGCTGCTCGAGGATACCAAGTCGGCCGTTCTGGCTGAGCGGATCAGTCAGCTCCTGGGAGAGTTCCCGCACTACTCGGCGGCCAAGGCTGAAACCAAGGTGAAGGCCTCGGATGCCTGGCGGGACTTCTTGGAGAAGTGCGTCAGGGCCCGCACCGCCGCGAACCGCGCCAAAATCGAGGTTGATTTTCAGCGCATGAAACACTGGGAGGCGACGCAGGATCGGGCCGACGAACGGTTTGCGACGCGCCTGTGACGCAGCGACTCGACCCCGTCATTGTCAGGTATCGCGCCAGAGGGTGGCCCAGCCCCTGGCGGGATCACTGGGAAGAGAGAGCGGCCATCATGGAATACGACGGCGGCCTGCCGCGCGATGAGGCTGAGTGGCAGGCTTACTTATTGGTCAGTGAAATGATGACGAAGGAAAGGGGCCCGCATGACAAAATACGCTTTGCGCTCTGACACATGGGCGCGCATTGCCGCCGCAGAAAAATGCAAATCCCTGCAACAGGCTTGCGAAGCCGTTGGCATGAGATGGCAAAAGCCTGCCCGATATTATTGGGTTGGAACCATAGACGGGACAGACGTGAAATTTGAATATTGGCCTTCGACGGGCAAGTACCGGCATTTGCAAATTGTGTATGCTGGCACGCCCGCAAAAGTTGCAGAATACATCAGCGATATGGTTTCGCTGGACGCCAAACAAACCCGATCGCAATGGCTGAAGGACGCGCACTAATGAGCAGCACAAAGAACATCGACCGTCGTTTCTGGCGTACCGACTACGACGCCTGCAAGCTGATTAAATCGAAAGCAAAGCTGCGGGCCTTGCCAGATTACGCCTTGCAAGGCGATGCGATCGACACCAAGAAGCTCGACGAGTTGATCTCGGAGAACGTCGCGTTTGCAATTCGTGAGTTTTGGTCGACAGTCGAGGTCATGTTTGTCGGCGCCGATCTGTCGGTGCAGCCCGATACTGATTACTTGGATTTGCTGGGCGACAAGAAGTGGCGGAAATTGCTACGCCCGTCGAAGGTGTTGGAAGATACGCTGGAGCCGAAGGGTGTCGTCTGGCTCGACGGCGCGGCAGAATACGACCGTGCCGAGCGCGAGTTGCGCCGGTGCCTCGCGATCCTGCAGCGATCGAGGGCGGCGTACTTGAAAGAGCACCCGCCTGGCGAGGCCGATGAATGAGCAATCGCCGCCCCGCCTATTCCGAGGCCGATCTGCGACGCGCGCTAAAAGCCGCGAAAAAGGAGGGGTTCCGCGTCGTGGAGTTGACGCCGACCCCGAACGGGCTGAAGGTCGTCGCCCGGCTGGACGAGGAGCCGGCGCCGATCGAGAAGCTGGACTAATGCCGCGACGCACGTTTCGCAATGTCTCACAATTTATCGACGCCCGCGGCAAGCCGCGCTGGCGATACAGGGTCAAGGGGCAGCGCGCCATCTATCTGCCCGGCCCCTATGGGTCGCCCGCATTCGTGGCCGCCTACGAGGCCGCAGTCGCCGGGCGGCCGCAGCACGCCAGCCAGCGTGTCCTGCCAGGCACGATCGAGGTGCTCGTCGTCGGCTACCTGTCGTCGGCCGATTACCGGCTGCTCGCCGAGAACACGCGACGCCTGTACCGCTATCACCTGGAAAGGTTCCGGCGCGCGAACGGCACCAAGTCGGTGCGCTCGATCACGGCACAGAATTTGCGCGACAAGATCGACACGATGGCGCATCAGCCGGCAACCGCGAACATCTTTTTGAAAATCATCCGCGCGCTCTGTCGCTACGGGGTCGAGCGCGGCATGTTGCCGGTCAACCCGGCCGTCAGTGTCAAGCGCCTGCGGGATCGCACCGATGGCATTGCCACGTGGAGCGACGCGCAGATTGCGCAGTTCGAGCGCCGGCATCCGGTCGGCACCAAAGCCAACCTCGCCCTGCGCCTGTTGCTCTACACGGCCCAGCGCCGATCAGACGTGGTCAGGCTTGGCCGGCAGCATGAGCGCGAGGGATCGATCAGGATGCGCCAGCACAAGACGGGCGCGTGGCTGGTGCTCCCGATCGTGCCCGAGCTGCGGGCGGCGCTGGACGCCACCGAGGTCGGCAATCTCACCTACCTGGTCACCGAGTTCGGGCAGCCGTTTTCGCTGGCTGGGTTCGGCAATTGGTTCCGCGACCGCTGCAACGAGGCGGGGCTG